TATAAAGACTCTAAAGCTTTGGTGTGATTTTCAACTTTTAATGCATCATCTTGAAAAGCAGCAATAGGATTTGTTTTAGTGGTAACTGGAACGGGCTGTGTTTGAGTACTTGTTTCAGGTATAGATTCATTTAATTTAACTAACTTATTTTTAACATCACCCTGCTCTTTTTTACTAAGATGATTAAACATTTCATCCATAATTTTACCAATCCAAATCTTGCCATTACCAAGCCTAGGTAATGACTTTATAAAATCAGGGTCATCAAGATTAGCTACGTTTTTTTCAAGATCTTTGTTCGTTTTTGTTAATTCCGTATATGATTTAACATCAACGTCGTAATTATCATTAAGATAATTTCCACCAACCATCTCTGCGCTTTTTTCGGTTACAAAAGCAACCTCTGTACCAAGCTGTTTTTCTAATTTAACTTTTTCTTCTTCCATATTATCTAGACCATGCTTCGGCAGCATAACTAAAGTAATTTTTTTGTCAAAACTTGGTGTAATGTCAGAATTATTTTTATTTGACATCTGATCTTCTTCAGAGTCTTCCTCGGAGGCATCATCAAAATCATTACTTGTTTCGTTCACAATTTCTTGAGCCAAATCTCTAGGCGACTCTTTTAATTTTTCTTTAACTTCAGGGATAATTTCTGGAATTTCTTCCGGAGCTACTTCTAAAGGCTCATCATTTAAAACCTGATCAACACTCATTGGTTCTTCAACTTTATTAGTTTCTTTTTGATCTAAAACTTCTTGCTGCACTGTTTCAATAACATTTTGATTTGTAATACTTTTTTCAATAGCAGGCTTAATATTGTTATCAACAATCACTTCATTTTTTTCATCTTCTAAAAATGAAAAATCACCAGCCTCATACATCGCTATGTATTCATCTCTTTTTTCAGGGTGAGCTTTTATTAGCGAAACTAATTTATTAACAAGCTTCTCCTCTTCTTCATCTGCAACTAACTTCTGGCGACGAGCTGATTCTTCTAATTCTTTTTCAGTTGGTGGACGTGATTTGAATTCTTGTTTTTTAAAATCATCTTCATTTATAATGATTTCATCAGGAACTTGTTCAATAGTATTAAGAATACCAGAATTAGGAGAGCTTACATCACCACCTACTTCAACTACATCTGGTTGTTCATCAATATCTTGAGAAACAAAATTGGCAGGAACAGTTGTGCTGCTTGGTTGAATTTTAGTACGTTCATCTTGTCTTTTTTTATTGTTTTGATCAGCAAGCTGCTTTTCAGCATCTTTTTTCTTTTTAGCCAAATCAACAAGCTCTTTTAAATGTGTTTCAAAAATTGATTTAAAGCCTGAATAAAATTTATTATATTCTTTTACTATTCTTTGATAGCCAGTTAACCACGAGGCGATACTACCTTGAGCACGAGCTGTTCCCATCACATCTAAAGTTTGATTTACAATTCCAAAAAAAGTATCAGCACTTCTTAACAATGCTTGAACAGCTATTTTTCTTTCTCGTATTTTTTTCCAATACATTTTTTCTATTTGACTTCCGCCAAACATTTTGCCCAAATAATCCATTACACCAGCATTAGAAATAAATCCATCATTAGCATCTTGAAAAAAATCTTTATCTAAATCAGCATCTGTGTAATCACTATAAGCTTCACCTAATTGTTCAGGTGATAAATCATGAACTTCTGCACCGGCTTCAATCATTTTTTTAACAGAACCGCTTAATGTGTAAAGCCAATGAGTTACATCTAAATAACGATCCTCTTTAAATGCAATATTTGCAGATCCTAATAAAGACTTAAACGATTGGTCTCCATTGTTACCTAACACAATGTCTCGCATTAACTGATCTTGTGTGCGCAAAATATCCATCTTATCTTTATAAGATGAATTACTATGTTCAGCAATTCCTCGACCCCAACCACTAGGAGTTAAGTATTGCTTTACCTTGTGTTTTAAGCCATATTGTTGAGCTAATTTGTTAAAATCGTTGTAATTATTGTTTGACAAAGAAAACCTCCAATTAATATAATATAATGGCTTATTATGCTCAGTTTACTGTTATAATTGAGGCATGACTTCAGAATCTCCTAGACCGCCTAAATCCATACCAGATTCTTCACCAGGTAATGGTGGCTCTTCTGTTTGCTCACCTCGTTCAGGTTCTGTAATTTCATCTTGAGCACTTAATCCTCTAAGTTCTGATAAGTTCATGCCGCCAAGAACTTCTTTTTCTTTTAATACAATTGTTTTGTCAATTAATTCTTGACGTATTTTTCTCTGTTCATCATCATAGTCTAAACCTAAAGATGTGAATAAAGTGTGTAGTGATACTGCTGGATTATCTGATGTAGATAAGTCTTTTAACGTTCCAACATGAGATTCAACATCAAACAAACTCATATGGTTCCACTCTACCTCGGGAACAATTAATGTCTCTTTTGAGTTTTCATAAGAAACAAAACCATTAGCTAAAGATACCGGCTTAAATATTTTTTCACGCAACCACGCTGATAACATCTCTCGAAAAGAAAAATACCTCTGTCGCAATACATCTAATGCCACACCACCGTTAGCGTAAGTGATATCGCCACCACCATCCATAATTACACTTGGTACCATTAAACCAATATAAATCTCTTTCATTAGTTGAGTTATATCTCCTGATGTATCATATATACCACCACCTAAACCAACTGATTCAACAGTAACACCGTCATGTGTGATTAACTTTTTATCTTTGTTATACTGTAAATCTTCAAATATTTCTTGCCATTTTTGTAAATCAGCAGGCATCGGCTTGTAACCTTCAGTTCCACCACCAACTTTAATTAATGTTAATGGATTAATTAAATTATCCGCTTGAGCAAATTTGGATTCACGAATTTTATCAAATAACATCAAACTTCGAAACGAACTAACAATTAAACTTGTCCCTCGTGTTTCATAAGGCGATATCCTTCGAGCCAAATGTGACATGTTAAAATTACTAAATGGTATATTTTGACCCTTTTGAACCTTATCAACAATGTCTTTACTCAAAAATTCACGCTGTTTTTTATCAGAAGGCTTATTACTTTTGCAAATTCTTTTTAAATTCTCGTCAGGACGCATACTGATTAAAGGCTGATTTGCAACGGCCGAACGTTGTACTGTCATATAATCAGGATTTTGTAGTAATAAATGATCCCACTTTAATGTTTTCTCATTCCAATCAGCATAAACAAATGCCTCACCAAGAACCCAATATTCTTGAGCAATTTGAATACAGATGTCTAGTAAACCAATCTCCTCAATCATTTCTTCAAAAAATTTCTGAACATCAGGGTGACTGCATTTAATATTTAACTTGGAAATTGGATATGTAGCATGTAAAGAAATTGCGTTTTGTACAATTGGGTTTAAAGCAAAAAATGATCTTGACCACGCATTTAATGTCGCTAAATCTCTTGGAAGATTTAAATTTGACATCAGCCATAAAGGAGAATAAACCTCCGTTGTCTGCATTGCAGAACCGCCAGAACCGCCCCAGCCTGAACTCGATGCACCACCACCAGACCCCCCACCAAATGTTGATGCTGATTTCTTCATCTTCATACCAATAACATTACCAGCCGATGTAGATGTTAAATTTTGATTTATATAATGAGTGTTTGGTGTTACCGACTCTCTAAAAGTCCCATTCATTACCTCTTGCTCTAAACCCTCCCTACGAGTGCCCGAGACCTGCTTCCACATGTTTGCAGAGATTGCTGGTGGTAAATTTCTGGAATTAAGAAACGTTTCACTTTTTGACATAAAAACCTTGAATTTTAGATATGTGGTAAGTAGGCTGTGATTGCTAAAATTTTACCGTCATCTTTATCTGTATTGGTTAAAAAATTACCCTTGCTGCTTTCAAAACCGCCCGATTTATCAAACTTATAAGCCAAATAAGCGTTAACTAAAGCTGCTAAACCATCGTTAGGAGTGCTTCCCTTACAAAAACGAGTTATCGGCTCATTCACCGCAGATTTTGTAACTTTTAACTCCATGCTAGAACAATGCGAAATTAACCATGCTATTTTTTCATAATCGCCCATCGGAAACCTAATTAAACCTCTTTTCATCAAATCAAATACTTCTTGTAAATGATAGTCACGAGCAAATTGAATTTCTTTTGTGCCATTATCGCCAGTGTCAACACAACGAATTTTTGCATTTAATGTTCCAACAGCTCTTGATGCCATAAAATTTTGATACTTGTTTGATAAAACTTCCGTAAGATCATTCGCATAACCAATATCTCCAACTGCCCACTTTACAGAATATTGACGCATAATCTTTTCTACAACTTGCTGCTTCTCTTCAAAATTATTTCTCTTTAATAAAGTCGTGTAAATTATTGATAACTTTCCAGCTTGCTCTGCAAGTACAACACATGAACTATATGACTGACCCTTATCCCCAGAAAGACTTGCCTTTTTACCCCAATCGAAACCAGCGTAAATATTTATCTTATCGCTAGGTAAAACTTGAGTAGTCATCTTCCTCCCAGCATCACCACACTTGTCCCTAATCTCTTCCGCCGTAATTGGAGAAGCATCACCAGAATAAAACTCTCCCAAAACTTCATTCTGATAAGTGATTTCACCCATCTCCTGATCGTTTTCAGGCTTCATCGCTATTATATCTTCCTTAGTAAATATAGGAAGATATAACTGGTTAATATGAAAACCAATGTACTTGTAATCATCGCTTTGTCGATCCGTTATCCACTTCCCCCTCTCAGCGGCATCTCTCTTGTCTTGCTCACATCCACAATGAGGACACTTTACAATAAATCCTGTCAACCAAATCTTCTCCCAAAGATCTGACCCAGGAGTGTAAAGAGGAAAATATTCTTCACATTGCTCACAACCTAAATGATAATATTGCTGAGTAGAATTATTCCAAATCTCCCAGTAGTACGAGCCCTTTAATTTCGGTGTGCCCAAATAAACCTGAACACCCTTGCCAGTTGGTCCGTATTTTGCCTGAGTAAGAATTTTATTACCGTTTTGAATCGCTAACTTTGGAATATCCTGAATCTCATCATATAAAATTACGTCTACAGTGCCACCTCGAAGCCTGTCCGCATCAGCTCCTGTACTTTCACACATAAGAAAATTACCGCCAAGAAATTGCTTGAACTGCTGAGCGTCATTTGATTGTGAAGATTTATCAATTTTTTCCTGAACAAAAGACAGTTTCTTTTTCCCAGGTTTGGCCGGAGTCATATCGTCAGAAATGGAACTAGCAATGGTTGTTGAAAGTTTGGTCTTAACATAACGAAATACGTGAACTAGTGTTGGAAAACAATGTATTAAACGAATTGGTGGCCTTCCAAAACCAAATAGGCCAGATGTCATAAAATAAAGTGCAAGATTGGCAGCCATACTGGTGGCCCCGACTTGTCTTCCTTTAGTTAATACGACTGGTTTGCTATCTTTTTCTAATGCCTTGATGCCAATATATCTATATATGTCGCAAAACGGCTTAAAACCATTTCCTCGCAACTTAAAACCTTCACCATCTAATAAGAAGTGTTTTTCGCAAAAAGTAACAGGGTCTATGGTTAATAGACTTTCTTTAAATTTTTTAAAAGTATCATTATTATTTGTCATATTATTTTACATGCTTCCAGCTTAGACCAGCAATTGACATTCTTATTGTAGCCCGTGTAACCTTATATATATCAGATAATTCTTTAACATTAGCTATTCCCAAAAAAATATATCTTTCATACATGTTTCCAAGAAATTCTTCTGGCAACATAACAAATAGTTGAATAAGAAAGTTCTGGATACAATTGGTGTATTTTAGTTAAAGATAATTTTTCTTCATCATAAAATTTTCTTATCTTTATAACATCATCAACATTTAATTTTGTTTTATGGCTATTAATGCTTCTTCTTATTTTAGCGGGATATTTATTAATTTGATCAACTTTTTTTTGTATGGAAGGATTAATTGAAACATTTTTCCATGTTAAACCGTTAATAATTTTACCAATACTACAAGGTTTAACATTGTATTTTTTTGCAATTTCTACATTTGATAAATTTTCATTATAATGCAAGTTTCTGATTTCATGAATGTCCGAATCTGTCAGTTTTGCACTAAAAGAATTTGCACCAGCGTTATTTTTATTTTTTTTATGAGTTTCGCTAATTTTTTTTCTAACTTCATCTGAAGCTTTATATTTTTTTAATTTCTCTATTGTTTCTTTACTGCATGGACCAGATCTTCCATCTCCACCTTTAGTTAAATTATATCCTTGTAATCCAAAAGATTCATAATATTTTATATAAGCCATTTCTAATTCTATAATGCGTTTTTTAGTATTAGCACAATTAATGATATTTAGAGTAAAATTTTTAAAACCATATTTCTTAATAGCTTTATGTATATATTGACAGTTTGTGTTTGATATATGAAGGCGAGAACTTTTTATGTGCTCAGCAACTCTTCTTTTTATATCATTCGTATACCCAATATACATCTT